CGTTGGTCGAGTAGTTAAACTCAGCCGTCTTCCAAGACTTGGGGTATACACCGAACAGTCTGGTTTCGAATAGGGGTTGACCTCTCGAATCTAAGTGAACAATCGTCGCGTCTCTCTTGAAGGTGTTCTGCTCACCCTGAGCGGTGGTCGTGTGGAACTGACCCGTGGTTGGATCATAGATCGTAGAGAACCACTCCCAGAGGGCTTGAGAAACCTTCTTGTTGTAGAGGTTGTCAAAGGTGACAGTAAGCTCTTCTGGCGAAGCCTTACCGGGATAGAAGACCTTATCGTTAACACGGTTAACTTCGATGTCTTCAGTCGTCATGCCTACCTGAGATACCTGCTTGGCAGCGAGTGTAAGATCTGCGCGGTTCGCCTCTTCAACACCCAAGGGGAGGTTGAAATGGATCTCGAACTGGTAAGCTCTTACAGAATCTAAGCCCTCAGAGATGACAGGCTTGATAGTCCCGCGCTTCTGGTCACTGGTTACAAAGAATGCATTTTCTTGCATAGTTACTTCTCCTAGCTAATTTGTGCTGATTGGTTAGTGAGGTTAAGTTCGAAGATCACCATCTCAGCGGTCTTGGTGGGCTTGATAAGAACTTTGCACCACATTTCGTTTCGATCAACTCGGATCGGAGTGTTAGTGGTTTCGTTGCAGACAACCTTGAACTCAGTGATACCTCTGTTGTTAGCGATATCCTCAAGCAGCGGGTTAACTAAGCCTTCAACTCTTTCCCAAGTGAACCTGTCGTTAGGCTCGAAGACGAGTCGTTGGGTCGAAGCAAGGATGACCTTCTTGATGTAGATCATCATGCGTCTTACGTTAATTCTGTCTAGCGCGGTGGGTTGACGTTGGGCCGTTCTTTGGCCGAAGATCGCGATACCGTTCTGCGGGAAGTTAACGATTGGGTTGATGCAGTTGCCACCAGAGTAGAGCGAGTCACGATCACCTTGGTTGAGAACAACCTCGACATCCGTAGGCTTGGTCAAGCGGCCTCGTACAAAGCCAGCAGGAGCGAACCATGGGAAGGCTACGTTATCCGTTACACCCATCTGGCGTACACCGTAGATGGCAGGATCTAGCCAGCGGTCCTTGCCGTCAAAGACTTGGAAGACCTTGACCCAAGGCCAGTAGATCGCAGCGTAAGAACTGTTGATCGCAGCGTCTCTCGAATCAGTGAAACCGTTCGACCAGTCAATGGCGTCCCCAGTCTTACCAACATTGTAAGGAGGAGATAGAGCAGCAAGGAAGTCAGTGGTTCTTTCTGCAACCGTGATCAGACCATTCTGAACATTTTGCAGGTCACCAACACCCGGACCCGGAGCAAGAGCGATTGAGACATTTAGGATGGGATCATCAAGAGCCTCGATTCCAGTCTTACCACCAGCGGCATTAACTTCACCGATGACGGTCGTTGCAACATCAGCGGCAGCAGCAGGGATACCACTGTCGCCACCTGCCAAGTTGTAGGTTCCTTGAACCAGCTTGACGAATCTTGGGTCAGCAGTTACTCCAGTAACACCGCCTCCCTGTCCACCCGTCAGGGTGACAGCGCCTACCAAGCTGGTAAGATGCTTCTCAAAGGAGGTTAATGCTGTAGCGGCTACGTCAGTGTGTTCGCCCGTTGCAAAGTTTGCGGTCACAAGGTTTGAAGTTCTGCCGTCAAAGTTAGTGCCAATCTCATTCTCAAGGAAGGACGAAGAAGTTGCACCAGCGATGAAGCTTTCAGCAGCAGTGCCTAGATCGTTTACCGTAAGAGCATTGTTGGCAGCGCCAAGAACACCTACTTCGAAGGACACACCACTGGTGGTGCCATCCGTCTTAGTGCCGACATTGTAACCCGCACCGGGGTAAAGGCTCTTAGCGTGGTAAGTAGCTTTAGTCGTATCAATGCTAGTTCCAGAAGCGGTTCCGTTTGCAGTGGCGGTACCCTCTTTCCCTAAGATGTTAAGAGGCTGAAGACCTACGACATTTACATAGCTGTCATCGGCCTTTTGAATTTGCATCTGGACATCAATCGAAGCGGCGTTACCAGCGGCCAGACCAACAAAGAAGGAGGAAGCGTTCACACCGTTTGAATCAGCAAAAGCTCCGACGCGATCAGCATCTAGAGAGCCTCCAAGAACCTTCTTCAGAGCAGAAATCGTAGTAGCACCTTCGGCAGCAGTGCTGCTAATGGTACCCTTAGCAATGGTGTAAGTCTTAGCATCTACAATCTTAGTTCTGTTTGATCGTATGCGGTGACAATAAACTTAACTGCCGAGGTGTTCGCATCGTTACTACCAAGAGCCGATACACCAGCGGTTACTCCATCTTGGCCCTCCATGAGAGGAGCCGCATGAGTTCCACTAACTAGGAATGCAGGGCAAGCACCGATCTGGACGGCAGCAGAAGCCTCAACCGCGCTATCACCAGCACACCTGATGAATCGCATTGAGTTCGTAGATTCTAGAATCTCTAGAGCACCCTCAAGAGCTTGACCCTTGATGCCCTCGTTAGGCTCACCAAAGGTATCAATAAGCTGCTGCTGACTGGTGATCAGAGTGGCTTTGTTGTTGTTTAAACCTGCGATTGGGCCTCGGTCAGCGAAGCCGACGATACCAACAACAGACGAGTTAATTTGGGCGGGGTAGTCAGAGAGATCCTTTTCAATGACATAGACACCGGGGCTAACGTAATTGGGCATTTATTATCTCCTATGCGTTTTTAATAGAGATTAGATTCCGTTGTTGATATCTAATAACATCGTCAGTAATATATGAAGCAGGTACCACAATGGACTGCTCTGGAGCTAAATAAAAGCTTTCCATCCCCTCCTCAGTTCTGAGGTAGATGTTCCAGCTTTGTAGACTAGTGTTGGTGAGTTGCTTCATATCATTATCTCCTTAGTATTTACTCAAGTTAGAAGCGTTTTTATTATTTTTTTTCGTATATCGTAGCATCCAATTTGAACTCCTCAATTTCACCTGTCGAGGTGACGATGAACCTTGGATTGGGAATGTATCCCTCCAACTTCAAAGTAAATGCACGCCTTACGACACGCTCTTGTCGGTCAGAGGTTTCTAGAGAGGACTTGTCAGCTTCCTGTTCAATGTAAGCCTGCGCTACGTTAGTATACGCTGTCTTAACAATAAGGTGTGGGTTGAATAGTAGGCGAACCTGCTCCACCAATTGGTCCAGATCGGCCTTGTATTTGCACCACACATTGATGTTGTATTCAATATCTACCGCTCGCGGAGCTTCGCTAATGATACGAACTGCTCTTTTTTTCTCTTCACTCCAAAAAGTTTCGTTAATGATCTGGGCCGCAGCCCGTCTACGATTGTCAGCATTGGCAGAAGAGTTTTGCGAAATAGATATAATTGGCAAGATAATATTGTTTTCCTGCTTCAGTTTTGCAATAGCCCGTTCAGGGTTTGCGTGAATGCATTTGACATCTACGATCTTGCCCTCCGAGTTCATGTATCCCAGAGTGCCGAGCTTAGAAATTATGTATTGCAAAGCCTCACGGTAGAAGTGCGGAATTACGTTTACCTTATTTGTACGCTCAGAGATTTTTCTTCTTGCCCAAACCATTGCACTCTCACCTGTTGATGATGTGTCTATGCTTCCCGTGGCAAAGCTCTCTAAGATTGTGTCTCTATTAAAGCTCATCATACTGCTCCTCTAAACCCTTAACTACTTCTTGTCTTCCAAGAGGTTCAGATACATTAGTGAGTGGGGTGTCCTGTACATCATCAGAGTCGCGCAGGAGTTTAGCAGCACAAACAAGATGGTAAACGCCATAAATTTCAAAGCTATCTTCTTGGACTTCGATAATCTCATATCGCTGGTTCTGGAACTTGGGTTGGAGGACATCCCCAGCCTTGAGGTGCCCCTTGATGCGCTGCTCCATGTAGCTCTTGTTGAAGATAAAGATCTGATCGTTGGTCAGTTCGATACCAAACTCCGTTAAGTTCTCTTCTAGAACCTTAGGCTCATAGTGACCAAAAACAATAACAGGATCTTTGGAGATGGGCTTGTTGCGAGCTTCCATGTATACATCATCGAACTGCTCATCCCCCTGCACATACTGGTAGTACAGAATCTCCGACCCAGAGATTTTAATCATCTCATCATCCACCATATTGAACAGGTTGATGTCAGGGTTAACGGGATCAAAGAAGTTTAGCTCACCGCTGGACTCCTCGATTTGAGGGAGAGCAGGCGGCTTTACATTGACCTTGTAGTTATTGTGAGCCATTAATACGTTGAGAAGCGAGCGGGTTCTTCGAACTCATCGAGCAGCCTCTTGAGAAGTTTCTCTTTCTCGTCTTGGCTTTCCTTGATAAGAGCATCACCGTTAAGCTTCGCACCACCACCGGGGGAAGGCACAGTTTGGTACTTACCTCTAATCTGGCCTAAAGCTCCTTTGGCGCACGCTAACGCATAGTTCTGAATCCAGTTTCTATACGCTGGGTGCAGCGTGTCAGAGTTTAAGCCTCTGTAAATAACAATAACCGTTTGGTTATTAGTAACTGGCTTTGGAGAGATGTGAAGGTATCTGTTGTCTAGGACAGAGAAAGAACCCTCTTGTCCCAAAATTTTTCGCATCATCTCCAAGCTCTGTTGTAGCAGATAAAATTCACCCACTCCAAAGTTCTGGAACAGGTAATTGTCTTGGAAATATTTAATAAAGAAATCAAACTCCAACGTACCAGCTTCCTGCTGAATCGAGAGTAGAGTTTTCTTGTATACCACATATTCTAAGTTGTTGAGAATATAGCTAGGTAATTCGTAAGTTGAAACTCCAACCGTAGTTTGGAAGGTAACGAATTGCGTGGAGAACAGCGGAGCATGGTTGTACATGGTCGTGACTGCCTCATCAATGCAGGTCTTTAGCTGGAAAGGGGTTAGCTCCACCCTAATTACAGGATGGCCCAATCTAGCTAAAACGAAGTCCTTAATTACTTCTTCAAAATGGGTAAACTCAACACCATCTACAGTAGTGGTGTTGTTAAGCTTCTCAATATCAATCTCACCATTAGTCTTGGTGGCGTCATTGACATTATCCCCAGCGTAAGGGGCAAAGCTATTACCGTAGGCTGCTAGTTTCGGTCTCGTCGGCATCCTTCTTTACCTGCTTTGTGATTTTTTTGACCGTTTTCTTAACTGGTTTAGGTGATTCCTCAACTGCGATAAATCCA